CCGATCCAGGTCACAACGTCTGGATGCCACTGTGGCTGGCTGGGGGCAAGGCGCCAATGGTGATGGAGCTTGATGACGCCGCGGCACTTCTGCCCATCGTCGTGCGCGTGATTGTCCACAACCTCGGAAATTTTATGGACACACTTCTTACACGCCGCGAGGAAGTGGGGCCTGCATCGATTGGCGGCATCTCCCCGGCGAGGAAGACTGGCTGATGATCCCGGTGCTTTCAACGCCACCGCTGTGTCGTCTGAAGGAACTCCAGGACGGCACCTATGATCTCGCGGATGTGGCGCTGATGATCGACGCGCTGATGGTCAAGGCCGATAACGAGGCCATCATGGAGAACATTCGCGCGGGGCAGCGTGGCAACTGAGACCATCCGAGAATTTCTCGTGTCGCTGGGCTTCGTCAGCGACGAACCGGCACTGAAGAAGTTCGAGCAGGGAATCAGTAACGCGACCAAGGCCGTGTTTGCCTTGGCGACTGCGATCGAAACCACGGCGGTAGCGGTCGCGGCAGGCGTCGCCAGATTAGCCAGCAATCTGGAGACCCTGTATTTCGCAGCTCAGCGCACCGGCTCGTCGGCCACGCAGCTCAAGGCGCTTGACGTGGCTGCGCGTAGCTTGGGAGCGCAGGCTGGCGAAGCACAGGCGGCTGTCGAGGGATTGGCGACCGCGCTGCGGACCAACCCGGGCAACGTCGGAGTTCTGACGGGCCTTCTCGGGCGCTTCGGGATGACGGCGCAGAAGAATGCCAACGGCACGATCAATGCGGCGGATGCGCTGATCAAGTTGTCTCAAGCTTTCAAAAGCATGGGGCCTCAAGCGTATTTTCAGGCGGCCCAGTTCGCGCAACAGCTGGGAATTTCAGAGCAGACGCTGTATCAGCTGACGAGCGGTGATCTGGTTGGAAAGTATAGAACGGAACTTGAGAGGCTCGGCACTGACGGATTCGATAAGGCGGCCGAAAACTCGCACAACTTCATGGATCAGTTGCGAGACTTCGGTGCGCAACTGGAACTGTTTGGGGCACGCGTCGAGAGTGTTCTCACCAGTAAACTCATCGGCAACCTGCAAAAAGCATCCGATTGGTTAGTCACCAACGGGCCGGCCCTGGCGAAAACCGTGTCCGATGCGGCGGCCCAGATCATTCAGGCCGCCCAATGGATCGGTGACAAGGTCGCGTGGCTCGTCGGAAAGCTCAAAGAATGGAACGAGGAGACCGGTGGCCTCTCCACCAAGCTCCTCGCGCTGGCTGTATTGCTGAAGGTCAGCGGTGCCGGATCGATCATCGGTGGCGTCTTGTCACTCGCCGGCGCATTTGTGAGGCTCGCCGCCGCTATGGCTGGCGTCAATGCTGCTGGCTCAGCCGGAGTGCTGGCAAGACTTCTGGGGCCGGTTGGCGCCGGTGTCGCAGCAGGGTGGGCGCTGGACAAGTATTTTCCTAACAACTGGCTGGCTCAAGCCGGCAGAAAGTTAGGCGGTGACTGGTACGACGCTCTGCATCCTTACGGTGACAGCCTCGGCTTGCGTCTGAATAACCCCGGCAACCTCGAATTCCGCAATCAAGCTTATGCCATCCCTGGCGGTCCCGGAGGACGCTGGGCGAATTTTGCCAGTCCGGGCGAAGGACTTTTTGCACTCGGCAGGCAGTTGGAAATGTACGGCATGCGCGGCATCAACAGCGTGCAATCTATCGTAAGCAAGTGGGCACCTCCTGGCGAAAACAACACCGCCGGCTATATCCGCGATGTCATGAAGCGCACGGGCTACTCTGCCGATCAAGCGCTTAACTTGCAGGACCCCGCAGTGTTGTCCAACCTTATGAATGCTGTGATCTGGCACGAGCAGGGCAAGAATCCTTATCAGGCTGGCCTTGTTTCAGGAAAAGCCGGCGAGGCTATCGACTACGTTCGCGGCACCACTGTGGTTTCTCCGCAGACGACGATTCACGTGAACGGCGCGGGCGATCCGAGCGCGGTCGCCAAGCGAGTGGCCGACCAGCAGCGTCAGGTGAACGCCGACCTCACGCGCAACTTCGTCACGCCGGTGCAGTGAGATGGCCGCGAATTTCGCTCTAGGCAGCCTCGGCGGTGTCGGCAACCTGGGCGAAGTCACCATCCTCGGCGCGCTGAACGTCGTTTTGCAGCAGTCCAACATGATCGGCGGCATCCAGGTCGACACGACGATCGACGAGTCCTATGAGGATTCGCTCGAGATTACCGAGCATCCGGTTGAAGCTGGGGCTGCGATCACCGACCACTGCTTCAAGCGACCGATGGAACTCGTGCTCTCGTGCGGGTGGTCGGACTCCAGCGCGTCAGGATTGTTCGGCGTCGCCTCCAGTGTGTTGCAGGCAGTATCCCCGGTCGCCGCTGGCATTGTCGGCATTGCGACGGCAGCCTCATCCTTCCTGTCGAATCCTGGCGCTGGCAACAGCGGGTCGTTCGCCGGCGGTTCCATGGCCGCATCTGACTACGTTGCCGGCATCTATTCGCAGCTTCTCCAGCTCCAGCAGTCGCGCAAGCCGTTCGAAGTCATCTCCGGCCTGCGCGTCTACGACAACATGCTGCTGCAGTCGATCCGGGTGCGCCGCGATCAGCGCTCGCAGTACACCCTGAACGTCCAGGCGGTGATGCGCGAAGTCATCATCGTCTCGACGCAGACGGCCACGTTGGCGCCGCAGGCGAATCAGGCCAATCCCGCCTCGACCGCGGACACCACGAATGTCGGTCAGCAGCAGTTGCAGTCGAGCTCGAACGTGTCGCCGCTGACGGCCGTCCTGCCGCCGCAATCGCAATGAGCGCGGTATTTGAAATCCCGTTGCAGGTGGGCATGCCGCAGACCATTACGGGCATTCAGCTCGGCGCGACGACCTACCAGATGACGTTTCTGTACCGGAACGACACGTCTGGGCTGGGTGGCTGGACGGTAGACATCTTCGACGCGAGCGGGAACCCAATCCTGCAAGGCGTACCGCTCGTGACCGGCGCGGATCTGCTCGCGCAATACCCTCATTTGGGCTTTACCGGGTCGCTGATTGTGCAGACCACATCCAACCCGGATGCGGTGCCCACCTTCGCGAATCTCGGTAGTGACGGGGTCGTTTACTGGGTAACGCCGCCCGTATGAGCCAACAGTATCTTCGGCAAATCTCGCTGGTGGTCGCCAACGCAGCGGGTCAGGGCCTGGAGTTGGGGGCGCTGCGCGTCGTGTTCGAGGTGCGCCGAGGCGATACCCAGACTCCCAACACCTGCACAGTCCGGGTGTACAACGTCTCGCCGAACACTTCAAACGCGCTACGGTATCGGGGAGCCTCCGAGTTCACCCAACTCGTGCTGAAGGTTGCCTACCAAGACCAGCCGCTGGCGCAGATTTTCTACGGGTCTATCAAGCAGGTTCGGCAGGGTCGCGAGGACCAGAAGAATTCGTATATCGCCATCACCGCTGCGGACGGCGATAGCGTTTATAACTTCGTGCCGCTGAGTTTCACGTTGGCTGCGGGCAACACGCCTCAAAACGCCGTGACGAACTTGATAGGCGTTGCAGCCGCCGCCGCAGCAACCTATGGCAGTCCCACAGGCGGTCCCGGCGGTCAGCCGCTCACGCAAGGATACATGCCCACCCTGAATCCGAACCGCTCGATTCGGGGCAAGGTGTTCTATGGAGACTGGAAAGATGAGATGCGGTCGCTCGCTGATACCCAGGACTGCACGTGGAGCATTCAGGACGGCAAGCTCCAGTTCGTGTTGAAAACCGGGTACATACCCGCGCCGCCCGTGCTCATCACGCCATCGACCGGCCTCATCGGCGTACCGGAACAAACACAGAACGGCTTGTCTCTGCGCGTGCTACTCAATCCGAACATCAAGATCGGGCAGACGATCAAGCTCGATTCGACCGACATCAACGAGTTGCAGTACGGGCTGGATACGCAATCCGTCGCCAACAACCTGAATCTCCAACAGGGCGCGACCGCAAAGAGTGCGGACGGGACTTACTACGTCATGCGCGCTGAACATTTCGGCGACACACGCGCAACAGCTTGGTACACCGACCTGATCTGTCTGTCGGTCAACGCGACCGTGACGCCTCCTTCCAGCGTTGCGCAGGCGGCCATCGCTGACGCAGACGCCATTCCGAGGTACTGAGCAATGGACCGTCGCGAGCGAGTCCTCGACGAAGAGGAAACGCTGCGCATGGCATTCGGCTCAATGATCGCGAGAGCCTGGACCGCGCTGCCCGGTCAGATCCAAGCCGTCACCAACAACGGCAACACCGTCGAGGTCCAACCGGCCATCAACGGTCGCGTGCTCCAATTGAACGGCACCTACAAGCCCATGCAGATGCCGAAGCTTGTTGACGTACCAATCTGTTGGCAGGGCGGCGGTGGCGCCACGTGGACGTTTCCTATCGCTAAGGGCGACGAGTGCCTGGTCGTCTTCTCATCTCGCTGTATCGATGCGTGGTGGCAGAACGGCTTTGTGACGCCAGCCGGCGGAAGCGGAGCGGATGGCAAGCCGATGAACGTGCAGAACAATCCGCCAGAGTTCCGGATGCATAGCTTGTCGGACGGCTTCGCAATTGTCGGTGTGCGCTCCAAGGCCCGGGCTTTCAGCCAATTCGATGCCAACACGGCACGACTTCGAACGGACGATGACTCCTGCTATCTGGAGTTCGATCCGACCAACAAGAAACTCAACGGCGTCTTCCCGGGAGGAATCACTTTGAACGGCGTCACAATAGACACCAACGGCAACGTCGTGACCGCCGGCAACATTACCGGCGCGACCGTGACGGGCACGACGCAGGTCGTGGCAGGCAGTGGTGGCAGCGCGGTCCATCTCGCCACGCATACCCATCCCTCCAACGGCGCGCCGCCAACACCTGGCACATGAGAACCCGTCCACTCTCACCCACCGGGGATATGACCATTGGTCAACCCTGGTACATCAATAGTCCGCAGGCCGTCGAGCAGACGATCAGCACGCGCCTGAAGTTGTGGCTCGGCGAGTGGTTCTTGGATGTCAGCGATGGCACGCCCTATCTCACGGAAGTGCTCGGTGAGCGCTACGGCAAGACTCCTGACGCCGCGATCAAGGCCCGCATTCTCGGTACCCCCGGCGTCACACAGCTCATCTCCTACTCGAGCACGTTCAGTGGCAGCTCGACCCGGCAGTTCACTGTCAACGCCACCGTCCAAACACAGTACAGCGTGACACCGATTGCGGTATCCATTCCGTTGGGAAGCTCCACGACATGACATCCCCCGTTGCCGCCACTATCAGCGCCACCGGCATCAGTGCGCCGAATTTCGCGGCGGTGCAAGCCTATCTCGTCGCTCAGTTTCAGGCGATCTATGGCGCTGACTCTTTTTTGGGCAACGATTCCGTCGATGGTCAGTGGATCGGCACGATTGCCTCCGCCATCAACGACTGCAACAGCGCAGCGGTCGCGGTCTACAACTCCTTCTCCCCGACCACTGGCCAGGGCAACGGCCTGTCGTCGAACGTCAAACTCAACGGCCTGACGCGCAACGTCGGCTCGTTCTCGACCGCGCCCATCTTATTGGTCGGCACCGAGAACACGGTCATCACCAACGGTCAGGTGCAGGACTCGAACGGCTTTCTCTGGGCGCTACCGGCATCAGTCACGATTCCATTCAGCGGCACGATCACGGTCTCGGCCACCTGCACGACCATCGGCGCCATCAATGCCGCCGAAGGCGCGATTGCGGATATCGCCACACCGATACTGAACTGGCAGTCAGCCAGCAACTCCACGGCGGCGGCCACGGCCGGCAATCCGGTCGAGACCGATGCGCAACTGCGTATTCGACAGGCGAATTCGGTCGCGCTACCCTCGGTCGGCATCTTCGACGGTATCGCCGCCTCGATCGCCCAGGTCGCCGGTGTCACGCGCGTCACACCGTACGAGAACAACACCAACAGCTCGAACAGCAACGGCATCCCCGCCAATACGCTCGCCTTCGTTGTGGAAGGCGGTATCGCGCTGGCCATCGCTCAGGCGATTGCGGTCAAGATGCCCCCTGGGACGCCCAGCTACGCCACCGGCGCGGGCGCGCAGAACTTCACCATCACGAGCCCGAACGGCTACGCCAAGGTCGTTAACTTCATGCAGGCCGGGGTCGGCGCGCCCTCGGGCACCTCGAACTCCATCGGCGTCGACATCAGCATTCACGCGCTCAATGGCTATGCGACGTCGACCTCGGCGCTGATCACTTCAGCCCTGCAATCGGTCATCAACAACACGGCTATTGGTGGGGTGGTGAACGTGCCACTCCTCCTGCAAGCGGCGCTCCTGCCGGGGACGGCACAAGCCGGCACATACCTCATCAAGGCGCTGACCATCAACAGCAATGGTGGGGGCTTCCAGTCGACTGACATCACACTCGCCTTCAACGTCGCCGCCGTCGCCGGAACGGTCACCGTCAGTAGCGTATGAGCGTGGACTACTCGCAACTGCTCACCTCGGAGTATTCGGGGCAGCCGAACTTCGTCGCGACCGTACAGCTCACCGCGAACGCCATCGGCGACATCACTTCCCTTATCCAGTCACTGCCGGCCGCATTCGACCTCGACAACGCAATCGCCGCGCAGCTCGACGTGGATGGCCAATGGATCGGCTTCGCGCGAACCATCGGCGGCGTGCTGATCGTCCAGTTCTTTGGATTCGCGGACGACTCCACCGCCCTCGGCTTTAGCGAACTCACCAACCCTTCCACCGGTGGGCGCTTCATTGAGCTCGGCGAGGACACCTCCCAGACCGCGACCCTGGCGGACCCTGAGTATCTCCAGCTACTGCGCGCCAAGATCCTCCAGAACAACTGGGACGGCAGTCCCGGCGAGTTCATGACGGCGATTGCGGAAGTGATCGGCGTCCCGACGTCAGTCATCGACCCGGGCACCAATGTCGTGCTGATCATGCCATCCCAGACCATCGACCCGGTGTTGTCGCAGTTGCTGACCGGCTACGACCTGCTGCCTCGGCCGGCCGGGACCCGCTACCAGTTTGTATTCATGGCCAGCGGGTATGTCTGGACGACGGCCGGGACCGCGATCTCGCCCAACCTCGCGACCGTTGAGAAGCTGACGGGCACCACGGCGTGGGACTCATCCGCGTTTGTGGCCAGCCCCTCGACGCACATCTACCTGTCGTGGACCGTTCTCGACATCACTCACTACCTGATGGGCGGTCTGTCGACCAACCCGTCCGGCTCACCGAACTACCCGACGCTCAACAATGCGATCTACAACTCAGGCGGCGTCATCGAGGTTTACGAGTCGGGCAATAATCAGGGGTCCTTCGGCACCTACGCCGCCGGCGATACCTTCGCGGTCTACTGGGACGGCAAATCAGCGGTGTATCTGCACAACGGCGCGCCCTTCAAAGTGACCACGCCGGCATCGTCTCCCGGCTCGCTGTCTCCCATGTTCTGCCTGTACTCCGTTGGCGGACAGGCCGACAACATTCTCATCTCGACGGGTTAATACGTGACGCAGTATACAAAGCCAGCGGTCCGCAGCGCTTGGGGACAGACCGCGACCTCCGCTGACCTGCAGGACCCGGGCAACAGTTACGCGTCGGCTGGCTGGCAGATTGGAATCAAGCCGCCGCGCCAGTATGAGAACTGGGTCATCAATTATATGTTCTCTGGCATACGGTATCTGTGCCAGCAAGGCATCCCTAATTGGGATCCCTCAGAAACATACGCCTCAGCGGCTTGTGTCGTCTCTCCTGAAGGGTATGTCTATCGAGCAGTAACCAACAACACCGGCCAGAATCCGGACACGACTTTTGGAACTCAATGGGACGTGCCGTATATCCGCACGGCTGCCCCGGGGGATTCTGGAGGGCGGGTCGCCAACACGCAGTATGTATCTAACAATTTCCTCCCGGTAGGCACGCCGTTCGACAATATCGCCGGCCAGATCGGCAATAATCAAGTCC